GTCATTCGCCACATCGAGGTGGCGAGCCGCGCGGACATTGCCATGGCGCTCGCCTATGATCAGGCGGTCGGCCAGGGCTTAGGCTACGTGCGGCTGCTGACGCGCTACGTCGACGCGCGCAGCTTTGACCAGGAAATCCTCATTCAGCCGGTGCGCTCGCGCATGGCGGTCTACCTCGACCCGCACAGCGCATCCCCCGATGGGTTAGACGCGGACTGGGGCTTCGTGGTGGAGCGTATGAGTCGAGCGGCGTTTGCGGCACGGTACCCGCAGGCACGCGCCAGCATGGCTGGCTGGGGGGACGAGCACCCGTGGGTTGAGGCGGAGAGTGTCCAGGTGGCAGAGTATTGGTACAAGGAGTATACCACACGGACGCTGGTGCAGCTCGCCACCGGTGAGGTCATGCTGCGCGAACAGAACGTGCGGCAGATCCCGGTGGTGGCCATGCGTCAGGTGCAGGATGTGACGGTCTGGCAGGTAAAAATGTCCGGGTACATGGTGCTGTCCAGAACGCAGTGGCTGGGGCGCTATATCCCGATTATCCCGGTCGTGGGCAACCTGCTCATCGTTGACGATATGCTGCGGAAAACCGGCATGGTGCAGCCCTCGATGGATGCGCAGAAACGCTACAACTATTTGGTGAGTAGCGAAACCGAAGCCATTGCGCTGATGCCCAGGGCGCCGTTTATTGGCTACAAGGACGTGTTTGAGGGCTTAGAGGACTTCTGGCAGACGGCCAATACCGCTGCCCACGCCTATCTCCCTGCGAATCGGGTCGATACGACCGCAGGTCCGCTCCCCTTACCGCAACGCCTGGCCGTCGAGCCAGCGGTGCAGGCCATGACGCAGGCCCGCCTCATGGCGGCGGACGATATTAAGGCGACGCTGGGGATGTATGCGGAAGGGCAGGACCCCCGCATGGTCGAACAGAGCGGCGTGGCCATTGAGAAGCGGCGCCAGACCGGGCAGACGGCGAATTACCAGTACCCGGCCAATCTGGCATGGGCCAGGCGCGCGATGGGGATCCAGCTGCTGGACCTCATCCCCAAAATCTACGATACCGCCCAGGTCCTGCGCATCATCGGCGAAGACGGGGCGGTGAGACAGGTGCAGGTGGCGCAGCATGCCGGGCTTCAGCAGCTCCTGCGCCAGGGTGTTGGGCGCTACGATGTGACGGTGTCCTCCGGTCCTGCCTATGAGACGCAGCGCCAGGAAGCGGCCGCGGGCATGGACCGGCTCATGACCGCGTATCCTCCTGCCGCGCCCGTCATTGCCGACCTGTTCGTGCAGTCACTCGACGTCCCCATGGCCAAAGACATGGCGGCACGCTTAAAGACGCTGGTGCCACCAGAAGCCCTGGCCGCGACCAATGCCGAAACACCAGCCGATCAGGTGGCGCAAGCGCAGAACATGGTGCGGCAGCTGCAGCAGGACATGCAGGCCCTGCAAGCCTATGCGCAGGATGTCGAACAGAAGCTACAAGCGGCTGGCGATGAGCTCAAGCTGATGCGGCTCACCAATGCCGACCTGGTCGTCAAGCTCGACAACAAGCAGGGAGAGTTGTCGCTCAAAGGCCGTGAGCTGGACTTAGACCAGCAATCGGCGCTGTGGAAGCATGAAGAGGCGTTGATGTCCTTACAGATTGATGCCGCAAAAGCGGCAGAGTCCGCGGCTGCGCCGCAGCCGACCCAGGCCGCAAAAAACGGCACCGGCCGCTACCCGGATGGTAGCGTACCCGCTTCATAGGGGCGCACACCTATGCCTGTGACTGTAACGAGTACTGGCCCGGATGGCCAGGTTACGACCGAGACGATGCCCGACGACATGGCTGCACCCGCTCCTAGTGCCCCTAGTGAGCCGAGTGACCCGGTAGCGCCAGCCCCTACCACCCCTGATGCTCCGGCTCCATCCGAGCCAGGAGAGCCTGCGGAGCCATCACCCGCACCAGAGACCGAGACCGGTGGTGAGGAGGAGGGGGCGACCAGTCGCCAGTCAGACCGCGTCAACCGGGCGTTTGCCCGGGAGCGGCGGGAGCGCATTGAGGCGGAGCGGCGCGCGGCCGCCGCTGAAGAACGCGCCAGACTGTTCCAGGAGGCGTATCAGCCGGAGCCAGCGCCCACGCGCCAGCAGCCCCAGGGTGCCCCGCGTCCGGAGGAGTATGAGACAGAGGCGGAGTACCATGTGGAGATGGGCCGGTATGGTGCCAGGCAAGAAATTGCGGAGTGGCGCCAGAAGCAAGAGGCGCAGGCGCAGGACCGAGCCGCCCATGAGCGTGCGCAGGCCTTAGAGACACGCCAGCAGGCGTTCCGGGCTGAGCATCCCGACTACGATGATGTGCTGTCGACCCATCTGGCGGGGCGGGTGCATCCCGCGCTCTTAGAGCAACTGCAAGAGGACGAGGACGGGCCAGCCCTGGCGTATCACGTGCTGGCGCGCGACCCGGCCATCCTCGAGCGGCTCAATACGCTGCCCACAGCCCATATGGCCCGCGAGCTCGGACGGTTAACGGCACGGCTGCCAGGCAAGAGCGGCACCGCATCCTCCACCACACCACCATCAGTGAAACCGGCACCGCCGCAGACCGTGGGGTCTGGGGGTGTGCCTGCGGCTCCAGGGTATCGGGAGGACATGAGTCAAGCTGAGTTCGACCAGGCCTACCCGTACCGACCAGGGAGGCGCTAGAAGTGGTGGTCACAACAATATGGCTGAACCTACTAATACACTTTTGACTATTGGGATGGTTACGAGACGTGTGCTGCAGATCTGTAAGAATAACATCGTGTTTGCCCGCGGGGCGAACCGCCAGTATGAGAGCCAGTTTGCCGTGACGGGCGCAAAAATTGGCACACAGCTCCAGATTCGCAAGCCGGTCAAATACGCGGTCCGCACCGGGCGTGAGCTTGATGCGCAGGACTATATCGAAGAATACGCCATGCTCACCGTGGACCAGCAAAAACATTGTGATGTGCAGTTTACCTCCGTGGAAATGACCATGAGTTTAGACGATTTTACCCGGCGCATTGCCGAGCCGCAGGCCATCAAGCTGGCCAACGAGATAGACAAGGACGGCCTGGAGCACTACTGGGAAGTGGCCAACTCTATCATGTCGCCCGACACCAGCGTTGACCCAAACTCCCACTGGTACGCCTATGCCCAGGCCCTGGCCATGCTGGCCGATGAAGCGGCACCCATGGATGATCGATTCTATATCTGTTTAGATCAGTGGGAACAGGCCAGGGTCATCAACGAGAATAAGGGCTTGTTCCAGTCGAGCGAGCAAATCAGTGCCCAGTACAAAAAGGGCATGATGGGGATCAGCGCAGGGTTTGAATGGTCCTTTGACCAGAACGTGGCCACGCATACGACCGGGCCCCGTGGCGGCGCACCGGTCGTCGGCGCTGCAGGGCAGACGGGCTCGTCTCTGGCCGTGACCGGCTTTACGGCGGCAGCGGCCAACCGCCTGAAAAAAGGCGATGTGTTTACGATCACGGGCGTCTATGCCGTGAACCCGCTCACCCTCGCTTCCACCGGGCGCTTGCGCCAGTTTACCGTGACCGCCGACGTGGATTCGCTCGCCGCGGGCACGGCCACGATTCCCATTTCTCCGCCCATCGTGGTAGCGCCAGACGCCAGAGCGACCGTCAACGCCGCACCGGGCGCTGCCGCGCCGTTGACGTTTGTGGGGACAGCCAATACGCCCTACAAACAAAATATGGCGTATCACTCCACGGCCTTTACCATGGCCAGCGTCGATCTCATGATGCCCTACACCGGCATGGCCAGCCGCGTGAGTGACCCGGACGCCGGGTTCTCGTTCCGCATGTGGAAATCCAGTGACATTAACGCTGATGCGCATCCCTCGCGCCTCGACACGCTGTACGGCTGGGCCGTGCCGCGGCCCGAGTGGGCGGTGCGGGTGTGGTCGGCAATGACCTAGGAGGTGCGTGTGGCAGAGTCGCTTGATTTTCCCAGGTACTGCCACCACGCGCAGGAATCAGCGCGGCGGGTGGAGACGCAGGCGGAGTATGATGCCCTCGTGGCCGAGGATGCGGACTG